TTCTGAGATAGACTTTAGTAGCGTTAAAGAAATTAGAACATTACCATACAATGTATTTTTTAAGGGTAAAGATGACTCCATAGAAAGTACACTATCCGCAGGAAATTATGTAGCAACTGAAAAGCAAAAAATAATAACAGCAAAAGCAAAATACTTGCAAGACTTGGAAGAAGAAATATATTCCGATACTAATGATAAAGTACAAGCCATGAAGATAACTGAAGGTAAAGAAATTAAAGATATATATGAAGACTCTAAAGGGTTTTTACAGGAAATGTTACTTAGATATTTAAATGACTTAGAGTATGTTTTTGATATTGAGTTTATTATAATTAAAACTACTAAAACTACAAATAAAACAAAAGAGAATCCCGAAGGTAAAACAACAACGACTTATAATTTTAAAAGACTTAACGCTAAAAGAAAGGAAGTCATCTTCAAAGGTGGCGGCCTTAATCCTGACAAAAGACAAACTACCAAGATACTAGAAAGCAAAACTAATATCTCTATGGTAAATACATTTATTAATTCTATTAGAAGTAGGGTTGATACACTAGAGAGAGGAATTTAATATGGCAATAGCATCATCCCCAAGCGACTACACTTCTATTGATGTAGATTACTCTACAGGAAAAGGCTACTACACAGACAAAGGGGCAGTTTCCGATATGCTACAAATACCTGCATTTAGTTCTTCCACTTTCCCTTCCGAAGCACAAGTCGGCAGTATCATAAAGAACATTGAAGGTATTGTTGATGACAAAGTAAAGAGGTCTTATAGACCTATTATACATAAGAATGAATTTCATAACTTTGAGTTTATGAATCATCCTATGCAAACTTACTATGGTGGTTATGTTGGTTTTATTCAATTAGCAACTATGAAAGTTAAGAAGATAGTTTCTCTTAAAGTATGGCAAGGTAATAGTTATTTAGAATTGGCATCGGCTCAAGCAAGCATTACTTTGAATAGTGACGACTATAAACATCTAAGAAGCATAACTCTACAATTACCTAATAGTGGTTCTTCATGGATATTATACTTTACAGGAGAAGGAGGGACTAGTGCTAATAATACATTCAATAGTAGTTTTGGTTCTAAGACAATGGCTCAAGAAATATGCCACTTAATCAACGAAGAATATCCTTCTAAGACCGCCCAATTTACAGGAGCAACTACTGAAAAATTCAAGAACTCGGAGGCTGATGCTTCAATCGCTATTTCCGATTTCTTTTATGCTTCAACAGACCCCGATGATGGAAATAAAATAAATATTTCTAGTTTGTTAGCAGGGGAAGATGGCTCGGCTTGTACTATAACACTAGCAGATAAAGCGGGTGAAAACTCTAATAGTATTACAGAAGCCTTTACTGATAAGCAAGATATGAAAAGATTAGGAAGTTTTTGGAAGATAGGAGACGAAGGAAGAGTCTTTTTCTTAAGAGATTATCCATACCATACTCAAAACTCAATAATTGCTAGTTATATTGCAGGTGATGGTAGGGTTCCTTCGGCTATACATAAGGCTACAACAATGTTAGTTGCGGCTGAATTATTAAGACACGATGACCAAACAATCATGATTGCTGAAACTGGTGGCAATATATCTACTAAAGAAAAGTATGATATTTTAACAACTGAAGCCAACGAAATCTTAAAGGGCAAAGGCGACCTCGTTTACTTATTGGAGTGATTCTATGGCTATTGGTGATTGGCGTTCTCATGTAATAAAAAAGAGTGCTGCCAGTTATTTAGGAAGAGAGGGCTTTGGAGGAACAGGTTCAAACTTAGATTCTATGGATAGAACTCAATTACAGAATCTAGTTAGAGCCGCTAATGATAGATATAATCCAAAAATAAAACAGTTAGAGGCTCTAGTTGCTACTAGAGTAAAAGGTGGGGATGCTTATAATAGAGCAAAAAACGAGTTAGACCAGTTAAAGAGTCAAAGGGATAATCAAATTACTCCGGCAGTTCAGCGACTAAAATCTCAAAGAGCAACACCTAAACAACAAAATTGGCAACAGATGTTAAAACCTAATGTTCAATCAGCAGGAAGTCAACGACCTGCTACAAGTGTAGTAGATGCAACAAGAAATGTTCCACCTGCTCCTAATTTACCTCCGATTGAAGGAGAAAAACCTGCTGACTTAGCGGGCTTTGCTAGACAAAAAGGATATATGGGACAGCAACCTCCACAGCAAAATGTTCCTAAACAAAGAACCGGCCCGCCTCCTAAAAAACCCCCTACAAAAACATCAGCACAATTAAATCAAGAAGCACAACAAAGAAAAGTTACACAAGAAGCAACACAAGCGGCTTCACAACCTTCGCAAAGAACTGGCCCACCTCCTAAAAAAATGACTACAGCACAATTAAATCAACAAGCACAACAAAGAAGACAACAGCAATCTAATAATCCTCCTCCTCCTCCTAGCGATGCTCAAGGCAATCCTATCCCGCCAAAAGAAATGCCTAGTATTAATCAACAGTTGATACAACAGAATAAAAGAATGAATGAAAAATATTTACGAGAGTTAGGCACAACAGCAACAACTCCTAGACAGCGAAGAAGGGATGCTAAACAACAAAAACAACAGGCTAAACAACAGGCTAGACAACAAAAGGCTCAAGAAAGACTGGCAAGAGATAGGCAAAAACTAGAAGAAAAAGAAGCAAAGCGTCAAGCAAAACAAAATCCTAGAGGCGGTGGACAACTAGTTCCTAGAGGAACTGGGCGTAGGCAAAATCCGGCATTAGTTCCTAGAGGGACTGGGCGTAGGCAAAATCCGGTATTAAGGCCAAAACAAACTGGTGTACCAATAGGAAAGAGTGATGAATTTTCAAAATCAATTAAAGACATACTAAGGAGATAAGTTATGTCTAGCAAACAATTAGTTGCAGACTTTAGAAAATTTGTAGAAATACAAAAAGAAAGGCAAGCGGCGACGCAAGAACTTTCTCAAATATTAGGTATTGATGTATCTTTTAGTGATGAAGAAGTTATTGAATATGCAATGCAATCTTACAATAAAGTGTTGCAGAAACAAATAGCGGAGGATGTTTTGAAGTGGATGAAGTGAGTTTACTAATAGATTTAGTTTCTTCTAAGTGGAGTTCTTCTGTAACTACACTAATCAGCGAAGGAAAAATAACTGCTGACCACGCAGGAACTCCTAACTTTGTTGATGTTAGAACACTACAAAAGAATAAAGGAGTTAGATATGATTTAACTGCTAAAGATGTAATTATATTCTTTGAAGATTCTCAAAACATAACTTACCCAACAATACATTTTGATTTAAGAAACGAAACTCATTCGTTTACAATGCACATGAGAACTATACATGATGAAAGAGCCGGTACGGATGCTGCCTTTGGAAAAGATAGGCTAAAGGCTTTATACTTGATAGCCCGTCATACGCTTGAGCGAGGTCGTAAAGGTTATACCGCAAGTGATGGTTCTAAGTTCAATCAAGTCTTTGTAGGTTCAAGAAGCGAAAGTAACGATAGAGCAAAGAGGTTATTCGGTTATAAATTAACAGTAGAAACAAAACGATTCGCATTAACACTCCCTTAGTAAGTAAGTAAAAGGAAGGAGAGGAACAGCATGGCAAACACAGATATATTTTTAGGAAGCGGGGCAAGTATAACATTTATACCAGAAAATGATTTATTTTTAGGTATAGGATTAAAAGACGGCGGAGGAGCATTAGACGGTTCTGCACAAAGTATTATACAAGTAAGTTCAACTTTTGATACCGACTTTGAATTAGTTACTAATTTGTATAAGGGTTGTCTTTTAGAAAGATACAATACGAGTGATGCTCTACAATCCACTCATAGAATAACATCTAATGATGCTAATTCTGTAACTATTAGTCCTTCTGCTTCAGCCGCTTCTACTGATTATTTTGTAATTAAGTCATATGGCGCACCTGTTCCTGCTCCGGTTTCTACAGCAAAGAGATTACTTTCCGACCAATGGTTAGGTATTCTTGAAAGTGCCACTTTCCCAACTAGTGAAGTTGAAATGAAACAACAAAACCTTTCTCTTGGCGGGTCAAGAAACTTCACCTATCAATACAAGGGCATTACTTCTTTTACCGGAGGTAACTTAGGTCTTGTAGCAAATCATGGAGCATGGTTATATTATTTCTTAGGAAAATGTACTACACTAACATGCAGCACAGATGCTTTGGCTACCGAACTAACCACAGATGCACATAGACAAACATTACCTAATGCGGGAGATAACAATAGTTTCTTGATTCGTTCTATGAATGAGTCTACTGCTGAAGTTGCGGCAGGTGACGATGCAGTTATTGGCGGTATTGTTGAAACAGGGCCAATATTTAGAAGAAGTATTGGTAGTAAAATATGCCCACCTATTACTCCTTTTGAGGCCACTGATGCTCAATTAGACTTTTACCATAAATTAGATAGGCCAACTGGCTCGACTACATTAACAAAGGCAATCACATATACCTTTACTGAACAAGATGGAGATTTACTACCATCCTTCGCATTAGAACAAAACTTATCTAAATTAACAGGAACAAATCAATACAGAACAGGAACAGAAACCGATGAAAGTTTAAACTTCGTTAAAATCGCTAGAGGATGTAGAGTTAATACTTTAACTATGACCGCTAATGAAAATGAAGAAGTTAAAATGACTATGGATTTATCAACAAGAAATGTTCACTCCTTAGCCTCCGATGAAGTTTATGATGCTAGGAGAGGGGTTACTGATGAAACAGCCTTCGTTAATTATGAGTCTAGCACTAACGCAGACCAAACTAGAGAACCGTTCTTTTTCTCCGATGGAACTTTTAAATTATTAGGAAGCACTTTCTTGAAGATTAATTCATTAACTTTAACCATGAATAATAATCTACAAGATAGGAGATTCTTAGGGGTTGGGAGTAAAGATGTCCAAGAGTCTATACCTGCACAAAGAACATATGAGATTTCATTTACTGGTCATGTTACAGATGATGCTCTTTACACCGCATTACTAAACGATTCGGAAGATACTACTCAAACCATAGAATTGATTTTTACAAAATCTAATGGAGAAACGATTACACTAAAGTTTGAAGACTATTTTATTAGCGCAAATAATTTTCCTATTGCAGAAGATAAAGGGCCAATTGTTGTGGAAGCAACAGTAATGCCAAGAAATCTTAATGCTTGTACTGTGAAAACACACTGGATTTTACAGGGGTGATTTTGCATGGTATCGAGAGAAGATATAATTAGAATGACGCAAATTGAAAAGGCTAAAAAGCCTAAGCGTCAAGCAAAAAAGACAACTACAAAGGCCAAGGAGGAGAAGAAAGAAACTCCAAAGGCCGAGTAGATATAAACTCCACCAACACCGTTTGTTTGTTTGTTGGTTTTGAAGGTGGATGAAATGACTGAAAAGAAAGTAATAAGTGATAAGAGTGCTTTATTTGCACTACAAGAGCCTACGCTACATTATATTAAGGTAGCACCCGACCAAGAAGAGTATCTAAAAGTGTGGGTAAAAGAACCCACATGGCTAGAAACTGAAAAAGCGTTAAATTCTGTTATGAAAATTGACGCTAGAACTCAGAATTTAGATATAGATTTAAATGCCATGTATCGTTATATGATGGATAATTTTATATCTAAAACTGAACCATCCCTCTCAAGTATTGATATGCTAAAACTAAGTCCTTATGTTGGCAATCAAATTAAAGAAATACTACCAAATCCTATGTCATTAATGCAGGAGGATGACGAAAAAAAGGAATGATTAGGAAGGCATTAAAAGGCAAGCCTTCCGATGTAAAGACTATTAGTTTAATAATGGTCTATACTTTATCTTCTGCATTAAGCATAAGTCCCTTAGAGGTGTATAAAATGCCAGTTAGTTTAGTAAAAGATTTATTAACTGTTCATGGTGTAATTGAAACAATAAAGGGCGAAGAACTGGAAAAAGCAAGAAATAGACGGTGAAAATAATGAGTGACCTCGAAAGGACAGAAAGAGAAATCGAAAGTCTTGGGGATTCATTAGCAAGTTTAGAAAAGGCTTCCTTTCGTTCGGGTGTTGAGTTTAAAGGACTATTTAAAGAAGTAACTGATGCTGCTAATTCAATAAGTTCAGCCGGTAAAAAATGGACTATTTTTAGTAGGTTAGTTTCCGGTACTCCTCTTTGGAAGGTACAAAATTATCTAAGAGGTGCCTTGGGTATCTTATCCGAGTTTTCGATAGCGTCACAAGAAAATGCTAAAGCAAGAAATAAACAAAATGACTCTATTGTTGAGAATATAAAGAAATACGATGCTCTTAATGCCGCAATGAAAGACACTATGGTTGCTTATGATAACTATAGAAAGGGAATTGCTGAAGAAGCAGACATGAATCTTTTAAAAGAACAAATACAAGATACTGCTGCATTTCAAATAGCACTCAAAGCAACAGGAGACGAAGCCTATGCTATGGCTAAAGCCTACAATAGTGTTTCGGAAAAACATAAACAAATGCGAAAGGAAGAAGAAGATGTCGTAAAAATGGCAAAAGAGGCTCACGCTTTTGATAAAGATAGATTAGTTTTAGCAGAAAAACAGGCTAGAAAAAAATCAAAAGAAAGAGGCTTTGGCGAAGCGCAGACTAACCTTGAAGTAAAAGAGGCCGTTGGAAAAGAAAAAAGAAAAATGTCCAAAGAACAAGAAGGCATTTCTAAAGACAGTAAAAAGGAAGGATTCGATAGTTTAAAGAAAAGTTTCTTTGACCCTAAACAATTTAAGGCTCTTGCTTTACCAATTGCTCCTTTAATTGGTATGTTTAGGTTAGCAAAGAATAGAAAGAAGTATCAACAGAAAATATTGAATTTTAATAAGATGATGCAAAAATCAATATTGCCTAATTTACAAAAGATGATATTATTTGTTATATTTGGTGCAATAGCCTTCTTAATCTTCTTAAAAGCAGCATATGAAATATTCAAAGTATTAGAAGAAATGGGGTTGATAGCCGACATAAAAGACTTTGTTATAGGAGTATTTGGAGTAGTGATGGATTTATTTAAAATAGCATTTGCGTTCATTAGTGGAGACTATGAAAAAGCATTTGCGTTAATACCGCCTATGCTAACCAAGATTAAAGACTTATTAATAGACGGAGGGAAACTGCTAGTCGGATTGGCATGGACTACATTAACAACAGGATTTGGATTAATAATAGATTTCTTTAATGAGATGGTTACTAATCCTACCTTCGCCGCCGCAGTAATAGAGTATGCAGTTCAAGCAGGTATGTTGGTAGCGGGAGTTTGGATGGCAAAGACACTAGTTGCTATGGCACTACAGTTGCTTGCTACTTATGCACTACCACTAGCAGTATTTGTTTTAGTGGCGGCTTTCTTAGTAGCCCTATATGCTCAATACAAAGAAGAAATAAACGACCTGCTACTTAAGATAATTAGAGAACCTGTAGAGTTTGTTGCTAAGTTACTTAATTATATGACTAATGGTGATTTCTTTAGTGACATATTAAGTACACTAAAGGACTTTGCTAAAGAATTTGTTTTCAAAGTAAGTCTAGTTAAAGGTGTCAAAAAATTCTTTGGTAAAGTGAAAGATAAATTTACTGGTACGGTTAAGAAAGGTAGGGAAATGGCTAAAACCGTAAGCGGCTATAATGAATTAAGTGACGAAAAAAAGATGGAATTGAATAGTCGTATTAAAGGTGCTTTCGCAAATGGAGGCATAGTTTCTGCTTCCGGTCTACAATTAGTTGGAGAAAAGGGGCCGGAGTTAGTTAAGTTACCTGCGGGTAGTAGAGTGCATAATAATAGGGATTCTATGAAGATGGGAGATACCAACATCAATATTACCATCAATGCTAAAGATACTTCCGATGCTGAACTCCGAAGAATAGCAGACCAAGTTGGAAATATGATAACCAATAAAATGAATAGGAGTGTTTCTTCTAGTGGATTTGTGAGATGATAAAATGACTAAAGTATATTTGAAAATACAAAATCATGGTGCGGGAGATGGGCTAACTACAAATGTAATACCTCTAAAAGTAAATAGCGTAGGCATAAGCGTTAATAAATCAATACCCGCTTTTCCTATCCCTTTATCCGGTGTTGCTACAGGCGAATCAATAACTGCTGCTTTGGATTTAGGTATGGCGACTAAAAATGTTTCATTGCAGGGAATAATAATGGATGAAAATATTACTAAAGTCATTAACGGAACTTCCACTCTTAGGCGATTTACAGCCCATGAAATAGCGCAAATGATTGCATCGGGAGTTGATTCAACAGGATTTGCTAAGAATCAAGCAGTAAATGAATTGGTGGTTTTAATCCCTTCCTTTGTTGCTAGTGATTATAATTATAGAGGCACTTGTAGCGTAAGTGACCATAAAAATAAAACAGCATGTGAAGCCGCAGGAGCAACTTGGACACAGACGGTTGATGGTAATAGCACTAGAGATGCAGGTCAAAATGTTCCATTTAATTTTGCATCAAGAGGCGACAATAATGATTTAGACAATATAGGAGTTCCTGCTAAAATATCTTCTTTCCCCGACTTTGAAACTGATACGGGGATGACAGGATTCATTAGAAATTTTGGGTGCGACATTAGCGGAGAAGCCTTTGAGTTGACATTTAATTTAGAGTTTGAGACAGCAATTATAGTACCATAGGTGATAATATGTATGATGTGCTTATTGGAAAACAACGGGGATTAATCTTCCCTGTTATGTGCAATGGTCATGTTAGAATAGACTACAGCGATAATGTTCCTAGCACTTCGGATAATTTAGCCTATGGCATATTTTCACATACAGGTAGTTTTACCTTTGAAAGCATACTTACTCCTTATGATATAAATGGAGTTGGGCAATATTCGGCAACAGCAAGACCCACTGTAACCGCTACAAAAAAAGTGATGCCAAGTGCAATATTCAGTGATGCTTCTAGTGCCGACCCACAAAGCAATGAATATATGCCGATTGCTAATAGATTAGTACACGAAATGAATATATTTTCTAGCACTAACTTTACAATAGCATTAGTAAATGCAACAGTACATAATGAGAATCAACCTGCTGAATATAAAATTAAAGTTACTATAAAAATAGGCAGTACGGACTATACTGTTACAACCGACTCTACTGTAATTAATGCAACTTCGGGTTTTGGTTGGTTTTATACTGCTGATACTTTAGAAGGCTTTGATAAAAATGGTAGGATAACTCATGTTGTTGGAGGAGTTACTGATGCAAATAGTAGTGGAGTTACAATAAATGTGGATAATACTGCTAAGTTTCATGTAGGGCAAGAAGTCTTTCTACGAGATGGTTTTAATTTTACTTCTTTAGGAACTATAACTAGTAATAATTTTACTAGCGGTGCTAGTGGGAGTTTTGAAATGAGCAATACTCCAACAAATACTGTGACTACGGGAACAAATCTATTCATTTCTGCGTATAAAGACGCTTCTTATATTAACAATCAATTTCATATAAGTTGTTCATATAATGAATCAGCAAAAGAAGTTAGAATATATTTAGATGGAATATTAGTTAAGAAACAGACTATATCTACAGATGATATATTTTCTATGGCTCAAGAAGATTACTTTATTGGTGCTTCTAGCAATAATGGAACAGGAACAGAAAGTGCTATTGCTAACAAACAATTTATGGGAGAACTACATGAAATGTCTATGGTAAATACAATTAAAAAACAATTCTTTACTAATAATTTATTACCTAATTTGGATGATACTTTATTTTATTTTAGATTCGAGGAGGTGGATGTATGACTACTTCTACTGTTGTCGCACTAAGTAAGCCTAGCACAGGAAGCCCTCAAAGTTTCACTAGGACTTGTAATACTAATAGCAATACTACTTTAACAAGTCTTTCTAATACTTCTTTATTCATTGGAATGAAAGTCACCGGAACAGGAATACCCGATGGAACTATCATTACTGCTTTAAATAGTGGCTCTAGTGAAGCAACTATAAGCAAGGCCGCTACTGCTTCTGCTAGCATAACTGCTACATTTTTTAAGACCGCTTACGATACTCCTACTAATCCCGAACTTTGTGTTAGTGCTACATCTACAAGCGTTGATACTTTTGGAGTTGTAGTGTCCGAAGAAGGTTCGGGAACTGTCACTTTAACTTCAGTTGGAAGAAGCACATTGGCAAATTGTAACGCTACTCAAAATAGCAGTAGGGTTACTTTATCTAGCGGCAACACTAATTCATTATATGTTGGACAAAGCGTAAATGGTACTGGTTTTACTGGAACACAGGCAAGAATAGAAAGAATAATTTCTTCAACTGAATTTGAATTAACAGAAGTAGCGAGTGCTAATGCTAGTAATGCCACTTATGTTTTAGGACTAGAACACTTAAATTTAGAAGTTACGGAAGGTACTAGAATAAAATGTTTTGATAATTTAACTCAAACCGGAGTTCAAATAAATTCTATTGATTTAGACACAACTCATTTGTTTGTTATGATACACTCCGATGACTCAACTAAACACCACTTTGCCAAAGTTTCGGAAAAATTTACAGATGATGTTAGTGGAGATTCGTTTGAATTCAGACCAAAAATAGGAAATGAATTAGCAAAGAATGTTAAATTCAAATTATTTTCAACTCCTATCTCTAATAGCATTACAGAAGTTGCAGTAGGTCTAGGAATAAAAAGCACTTTAGCACCTTCAGTTTCTTTAGCAAGACCGTTGTTTTATTTCTTTAACGAAAACTTAGATAAAAAAAATCAACTAGACCACAATAAAAAATATAATTTAATGTATAGTGAATTAGATTTCATAAGCGGTGCTACTGATACTTTACCCACAACAAGTTTCTTTACAACTATGGCAGACTTTGGCACTGACATAATAGATTATAGCAAGTATTCTCTTACAACTAAGTTAGTTGATAGGCTCAAAGAACAAGATATTCCCACTAGTAATACTAGTAACGAGGGAGAAGATGTATTAACTTACACTCCCTTTACAAGAGATGCTTGTTTTACTAATGCTAGAAGAGATGTTAATGATTCTATAACAGGAACAGGCGACCAAGATTATACCGGCCCATATAGGTATTTATCATATGGATATTCTAAAGATAAGGCGAATCTATCCTACAATGTAGTTGACCAACTATTATATGAGTCAATGGGAGCAAAGGGAACTTTAGCGGAAGTTAAATTAATAGACCCTTTTAGAATTTTAACTAAGAAAATTGGAGATGAAGAACCTCTAAGAATAAGGCATCAACTGTTTAGTGGTGACTTTAATGAGTTTAAATCAATAGGTGCTAAAATAACTTCTAATCCTAGCGGTAATACTTATGCGACAACAACAGACCACGACTTAGGAAGTTATTTGAATGTGGGTGATGAAGTTAGAGTTGGTACAAGAATAGTCGTTGTTCAAAGCATAGCATCTATTAGCGGTAACACTCAAAGCATTACTTTTAGAAGTAATAATAGATTAGAAACAGAATCAACATTCGGCACTGGTTCCTATACATTAGCAAACGATAGTGTTCTTGAAAGAAGGGCTTACAATAAAAAAGATAAAACCTTACTTACTGATTTTCCACTAGTAGCAAATAGGCACACAAGCCTATATGTGAAGTTTTTTTCAAGCGAATTTGCTTTCTTATATGCAACGGCAACGGCTATTGATGTTGCTAAAAAATTAATAACACTATCTTTTTCGGATAAAGCATATTTTGATTCCGATGGAAGTACATCAAATGAAGATGCCTATCATTCTCAAGGAAACATGCTAGATTATATGCGAGGGCAATATGCAATAGTATTAGAAAAAATGACTGGACAAGTTGAAAAATTAGATAGTTACAAAGAGAACGGACTTACTCAACTTAAACTAACAGGTAGAAGCAATACTAGAAAATTAATTTCTCCTATAATATCTAAGAATACTTTATTTTCTCAAGATATAATTTATTCTACTCAAAGCCCATATAATAAATTAACTAGTGCGGGTGCTAATTTTACTTGTGCTTTTGATAGCACTGGATTAACAGCATCTACTAGTATAACTTTGACAGCAGGTACGCAGGTTCACTTAAAACATACTTCGGGAGTAATGAGTTACATAGGAGAAATTGCTTCAACAGTTACAGGAACTAGTTTTACTTTAGTAGACAAAGCGAGAGCAGAAGGCACTACTTTAGCAGGATATAAAGAATCTAATAAAAATTATGTGTTAAATAAAGCCTTGTCGAGTAATCAACTTGTTGAATCAACAACCACCTTAAGCGGTGCTTCCAACAAAGGGTTGTTTTTTAACTCCGGTGTTAAGATTACTTCTACCGGAACAGAAGGAGATAACTTAGTTGGTAGTAGTGCTAGCACAAATGAGAATGCAGTTGGGTACTTTATTAGTGAAGTTTCCAATATGTTAAGTGATTCTCATTTTCAATCTATTTTAGAAGATGAAAGTGGAAATGATGAAACTTTCGATACTGTAAACACTTTAATGGATTTTGAAATAGTAGAAACTAAATCAGCAGGGGAAAACTTAGGAACAGTAGTGACTATTGCTCCTTATATTCCTTTAACACTAGGAAGAGTAGATATAAATTATGCTAATACTCAAGACACTACTTTTGCCAAAGCCACTTTAGGAAAAACCTCTCACGACTTTACAACTAGTAGAAGATACATAGATGTAGATAGTGATGAAGTATTATCGGCCTATAATCATATTAGGGGTCAGCGAAACCTGCATGGAAAACCCATTTACATTGATGGTAGGTTTTTAGCAAATGTACTACAGGCAGAAAAAAGTGTTGAATTAAAATATACTACAAACTGGACAGGTGGCAGTACAGCCGCTACAGTCGCAGTTATTGACGGGTTATCGGAGGGAATGGTTTTATCGGGAGATTCCGATGTGAATACTTTAACTATTACCGCCATTGATAGGGCTGATATTGCTACGCCTTTTAATATAACTCTAAGCGGTAATGCAGGTGGTTCGGGAGCAGGAAGCGCAGACATAACTTTTTCTTTACCCTCCACTCATTCTAGGATATATTTAGATAGGGAAGTTGGTTTAATAGAAGTTCCTTGTAAATTAAATTCTAATAAAACCATAACTGATATTCCTTCCACAGAAAAAATCTATGTGGGTATGGAAGTTACCGGAACAGGAATACCATCTAACACAACAGTTACTTCAATAGACAGCACTAGTAAGATTACTATTAATAACGATGCTACTAATTCTAATGCAGAAGTATCACTAACTTTTGTTATTGCTAGCGGTACTGTAATTGACAGGCTAACCGGACATCATAACCAAGATTCTTCAAGAGAAACTTCTAAACTAACTCATGAGTTTAATTTATTAAATGGAGGACACTTACATACTGGAAAAACTATATCCTTATTACATCCCAAACTAAACTTAACTAATACATATAATATAACTAGTGTATTAGATTACAGAATGGTCGGAGAACAACCCTTTCATCAAAGAACTCTAAGTAGTGGAGGTACTGCTTCTAATAAAGCACTTAATATATTAGGAAGCAAGTTAGATGAATTTGGAACTTATCAATCTAACTTCGGAGCATCTAATTATAGATTAAACAATATAGAGATAGGAAACTATAATAAATCTAAAAACTACCTTTTCGAACCTAGCGATATATCATTTTATACAGAAACACTAAGCAAAATAAAATATTATGCTAGCGCATATAGATTTGGTTCGGGATATTATACTGATGGTTTCCTGCAAAATAATATAATAGGCACTGACATTTGTGGAATGAATATTATAGGACAAGGTTCAATTGAAACATTTAGCGGTAGTGCCTATTTAGAGGTGCTTCATGAAAGTTTCTTTGGGAATCAAAATACAAATTTTATGGATGTATTTAGAATAGGGCAAAAAATCGTAGCGTCGGGAATACCCGATAATACTTTTGTTGGTAACATAATAAACATAGGAACTACTACTACTACAGCAAGGGAAGTAAGACTTACGAACTTGGCGGCAACCGCAGTAAACGCTACTGCTGATGCTAGCGGAGTCAATGCCAAATTCTATGAATTTGATAATAAAAGATTAATTGAATCGAGAGGATTTATACCTAGTATTGGAGATAAATTTTATGATGCTAATACACTAGAATCAAAAAGCACTGACTACTATGCCCTTGATTATTTTCAGCGAGGAGGACAACAAAGAGTGTTGTTTAGTCCTCTTCCTATAGGTAAATTACTCCAAACCACCACGACGACTTTAGGAGCAAAGTTGAGAACTGCCGCACAGTACAAAGATAAGATTGAGCATTTAGACCCTAAAATCGCTAGAATGTTTTTATTTAGCAATAGTGACATATTACCATATTCTTCCACTAGAAAGGATAGTTTAATGAATAAAAAAGTAGATAGAAATTTACTTAACTATTCTATGTTTACTTTACAAGAACCAAAAATAACCAATCGTTCCGATTTAAAAGAAAGAGTGTTTGGTAGTACAAATACTATCACTAGATTAGATGACTCTTATAGTACATTTAATATTAAAGAGGTAAGGGATGATAAACTAGTGAATGAACTTAAGCGGTTTAGTTTAATGAGATTAACAGAAGTAGTTTTTGATATTTTTTACAATCAGTTTGACCCCGAAAATGTGCCTTCAAGTGAAAAGAACATAGGAACTATTGCTAACTACCCTAGATTTGTATTATCAGCAGTTACTAATTCCGGTGGAAATGCATTGAGCATAGGCTCGGTAAGTGGAACAACAGTAAATACTGTTCAAGCAAGTAATGGTAGTGCTTCTAGTGCAAACAACCTAGTTCAAAAGGATATATTAGTAGAT